TTTGATTCTTTAAAGTTTTCTTTACCATATGTTGGCATATTTTATCTCCAATTAATATCCATTACTTTATATGTAATTTTACTATTCATTTTGAAAGTTTAAAGTTACAGAATCTAAAGTATTGGGGTCTTGTATTATGTTAAACAAAATTTTAACCCTTATCTCATTACTTAAAATTGTTTTATCATTACTGTTTGTTAAAATTTCAATATCTCTAACTTCAACAAATGGTAACCAAAATGAAAATGTGTCAAGTATAGAATCTTGAATACCTATTATACTTTCTTCAGTTATTTGTTCAAAAAGCATCTGTCTTAAATTTAAACCCAAATTTGGTTGAAAAAGTCTTTCACCTTGAGTAGTGTTTAATAAATTTCTTATATTATTTTTTACAGATTCTATAGTTGTAGTGGTTGATGCGAACCAACCATCTTTTATATCATCACGCCTAATAGGTAAATCAATACCAACTTTAATATTAGTATCATTATCAACTATATAAGGTTTTCTTGATGTGTCTTTAACAGCCATTATAATAAATCCTCTATATCTTGACGAAATAATTTCACTTCTGTAAAGTCTCTCTGTCCATCTTCATCAGTAACATCGAATGATTCTTGTGTTTCTGGATCTTCTCCAATGTAAACATAACCATCAGAAATCAATCCACCACCTTGACCAATTCTTTGTTTTCTTTTAAAAGTATTTCTCCCATCCTTTGATAAATTTAAACCAGGTAAAGTAGCTCCATCTACTCTTACAATCTCTACATTAGTTTGTGTAGCTAACTCAACTTGATTCATAAGTAAATTTACTTGAGGACCTGCTCCTGGTATTAAGTTACCTATCTGAGTAATTGTTTTAAATAGAGGAGCTTTGTCTTTAAGAATAGTATCTCTTTTAATATCAATTGATTGGTCTGGTGTTTTAAAGTTTTCAACGATTACAGGTGCGTTTAATTTTGTAATTTTAAACTGACACTCAGTTAAAAAATTTACAATTGCTTCTTTTGTATATTCAGCTTCTCTCTCAATAAATGAGCCAGGTTTAGTATCTAAATCTTCAATACCATTATCTTTAGCAGCTTTTACTTTAGCATCAATTAAGTCCTGTTTAAATCCCATTATTATTTTCCGTATTTCTGTTTTTGTTTTTCATCAGTTTTCTTTAAAACTTCTCTATAATCTTTATTTAAGAATTGTGACATTGGGTCACTTGATGGAACTTGTTGTGGTTTTTCATTCATCATATCACCATAATTTTTACCAACAATATCATTCATTCTTTCAGTAGTAAATTCACCACCACCCAATGTTTTCCAATCACCTTCCATAGCTGTTTCATTCAATACATCATTTAATACTGAATTAGATGTGAAACTACTATTTTGAGTTCGTTTTTTTGGTGTCATTGGTTTAGTTGATTGGGATGGTTTTTTTAATTCAGTTATTACTTCTGTAATAGCCATTGCCACTTCTTCTCTAACTATTTTTCTTACCATTGCTTTTAGTTCTGATTTTTTCATTTGTTACCTCTTGTTTATTCTTCTATAAAATGTTTATTACTTATAATAGTATTAATATCTGATAATACTTGTTGTATATCAGGTTCAGTTACTGGTAATATTTTTTGAGGACCAAGTTGTGTTGTAATTTGTATTTTATTAAAAATATTAACAATACCCTTTAATACCTCTTGTAATTTTTTACCTAAAACCATATTATCCATTTCTTTTTTGTTAGGGTCACCTAAATATGTTTTTTCAGATTCAACTATAAAATTTTCAGCTGTAGAAACTGTTAAATGTCTTTTTGTTCCAATGTGTATGTCTTTGTTCGAAGATAAATAAATATCATCAGACTTAGAGTTCATCACTATCCTATCTGAAAGAAATAAAATTTGATTTTCATCGTCCTCATTTCCATATTTATATATTAAATCATTTGCATTTGTATCTCCGTTTACACTTGATACTAATTTAGACATTAATCTATTAGGTGGTTCTTCATTTGGACTGATATAGTCGGATGATAAAATAAATCCATTTACAACTTCAAGTTCGGCATTAGATTGTTCTTCTACAGGAGATGAACTATTAGCAAGAGCTTTCGCATAACCACCAAAGTGTTGATTTAAACTTCCCTTATTAGTGATTGCAATTAATGAACCATCACTAAAACCTTCTTGTTGAAACTGTGGTTGTCTCCCATTGGATATAAACACATATGGATTTTCACTCCTACTACCAATTCTAATACTATTGCCATGTCTACCCTCCAACATCATATCACCATGAGTTTCATTATAAGATTTACTTAAATCTAATTTAGGATTCCATTTTTTAGACATTCTGTGATATGTGTTTCTTATAAAATTTAGTGACTCTCCTCTAGCTTTTATTGTTTTAGTTTCACGATTAGATTCTTTTGAATTTAAATTTAAATCAGGTTCTCTCAAATTATCTTCATTAAAATTTACTTCGTTTTGTGTATTTAAAGGCCCTAAATAATATTGTATTCCACCAATAGTACATAGTAAAACTGGATCTCCCTTTGTAGGTACATCTACTATTCCACGCAATAATGGGAAGTATCGGTCTTGGTCAGTTAAAGATGTTCTTTTCTTTTTAACACCTTTTCTGATGTGGGGTATAGCTAATATAGAGTTAACATTATCATTCTGACCATAAGAGTTAAGTTGCTCGACAGAAGTTACACTGTCAGCACAAACACCAGGTACAAATTGTAAATAAATTGGTGTATTGACACTCCCACCAAAGTTAGTTTTGGTTTTCATATTATCCATTGTTGTAAATATTGATGCCATCTAACCCTCCGAGTATCCTTTTTGAATTGTTTTATCTTTTATTGTTTCAAGTCTTTGACTTTCCTTTTCTAAATCATCAACGGTGTCTTGAAGTGTTCCCATTAGTTCAGCCTTTTCATCATCACTCAATAACATAGATTCATCTGATTCACCTTGTGATTTAGATATAATTCTTTGTAATACACCAGCTAATTTAACGAGATGTTCATCATTACGAACCGCAGTATCCATATATTCTTTTATGATAGGGGCTACCATAACCACATCATCTATGGTTGTAATGAATCCGTGTATTTCTGATATTAACAAATCTATTTGAACTTTACGCTTTGTAGTATTCTCATAGATGTCCTTTGTTAAGTCTTGAAAGGTTTTACCTTCAAATATTTCTTTTTCGTCTGACATACAATCTCCTCAAGATGTAGTTATTCATATATAAATATAAAAATTGTAAGAAATTGTATAAAATAAAAAAACCCATTAGTGATATAATGGGTTTTTTTTAATGTGTCAGTATTTTTTAAAAGAACTTGGAACCTGATATATCTACCATAATTGTTCCTGTTTTATGATATTTATTCATTAATTTTTTATAATGTTTTTTTAAAACATTAACTACTGAGGTAATATGAGCGGTTTCAACATTTGTCATTTCTCTAATAAGAATATATATAGCTTTTTTATTAAAGTTTTCTATTTCATCCCGTTGTTTAATTAAATCAACAATAGCATATCCTATTTTTAAATCTCTTTCTTTTTTAAACATAGTGTTTAAATTAGAATCAAAATATTCAACTATTTCATTTGTAAATGAATCGAAATCATATTCATCACTACCCATATATTTATGTCTATCTAAAACATCCATTTTGTCGTGAGTTTTTAACTTTTTATAATTATTGTTGTTATGTAAAATTAAATAGTTTTTAGCAACAACAGAAAAATAACTAAATGCTTTTGAACCTTTTGTATGATCATATTTATGAATGTTCATTACCATAAAAGCTACAGTTTCATGTTTTATATCTTCAAACCCATAATCAAAATAAGTAAATTTAAAAGTGTTTATTATGTTTTCAGCCAACTTGTCAAAAGCTTTGTGTATTTCTTCACCATATATTTTATTTCTTTTAGAATGTTCTTTAATACTATCTAATGCATTATATCGTACTATAGCATCTTGAACTTCTTGTCCGAAATAAACTTTTCGTTTTTTCTTTTTAACAACTTTTTTTATTTCTT